CCAGGGCTTCGATTACTTGGTCGACCGTGATTGACGAAACGTAGTTCATTTGGATATAAATTCCCATGAAAAACCATAAGCCGTTTTACGCGAACCTTTGCACGCCGACACTATTGGTGTTTTTTGAGCCTTCGCGTTACCTATTGAAACAAGCCAATCGACGGCCAGTCCGACGCTTCCGAAAGTCATATCGTTGTTACATTTTACAGCACGGCCGGTTTTTGCTCTAAGTTCTTCCGACGGCCCTCTTCCAATTCGACTTTGGCTAATGCGCGTGCGCGTTTCATGGCTGGCGACCGCGCCGACTCTTGATAGCCGTAACGATTCACGGTGCGCCGCCGACAATTTCCGCCCCATACCCGCCAGTGAAATTTTTAATTTTTGTTCGTCAGTATGAGTTTTGCCGATATGTGACGCACTGAGTCGCGCTCTAACCGTTTCGGACGGATTCGCCATACCTTCGCCGCCGTCGGTGAAATTGCACAAATTGTCGCGCCCTATGGTTTCGATTAAGAATTTTTCAAGCTCAAACGCCTGACTTTCTGAAATACCAGAATCAATAATCCTTACGACGACTCCATATTTATTTACTAGGGATTTCCAGTATTTACTTCTCGTGGATACATTCCATGCCCTGCGACCAGACCCTTTGCCAATATAAAACGGCCTAGTGGCGTTCGGTCCGCTTGCAAATTCATGGGCGTAAACGTAAAAACGCATGTTATGTGCCTTGAAGGCAAATGGCGGCCTTGGTCCAAGTGGGCCAGGATTCCAGCACCTTGACCACAAGCCAGGTTTGCGCCCCGTCGTTACGCTTCACAAGGTCGCCGCCCGTGCCGTCCGGGCGAATGACGCCGGCCAGCGTACCGCGCAAGTAAATTGCCCGGATGGTGCCTTGAATGTTCAAGCCGTCAAGTTGCTTTATGTCATTTGCGTCCAACGCCTGTACCTGGCCGGGACCAGCAACCGGGGCCGCATAGCTCGGCACTTGTTTTGCGCCGGTCCCAATGGTGTAACCCGTCGACCGCAATACGGTAACGGTTTCATTGGGGTTGACCGTGGCGGTCACACCATTGGCAAGGCCGCGCAAATCCATGGTTAAGCGTTCCCCGTGACCATGACGTTATAGACGGCGCCGGCTTCCACGGGGGCGAATTCGCCGCGCACAATGGAACCGCTCCGGCCGTCAGCAAATGAGAATGTGACGGTCGGGGTTTGCTCCGGCTTCTTGTTGGCCGCATCGCACAGGGCGGCATAGCTGATGCCGTCCGGGCCGTCCGCCGCAATGGTGCGCTTACTCCCGTTGATCGTGACTTTGACGGGCTGGGGCTCTACCACGGGCGCCGCTGGTGCGGTTGCCGCCAGGTAGGCGCCGACGTCCGCGTGCATGGCGGCCAGTTGGTCCCGGTTCATTTCAATGGTCGACGGCACTTGGGCGCCGCGGGTGCGGACGGTCACGGTAAGGTGGCCGGCTTCGTCATTGACGGAGATATAGCCCGGGGGCGTGGTGTTCGTTTCGGTGAAAGCGTGGATATTCTTCATGGTGTCAGTCCTTTTTGATTGGGATAATTGCGCCGTCTTCAACTTGATAACAAATTGAATTTATCATGTGCGACGTGTCAATCAGCGGCTTGGCAAAACCTTTTGCCGCCTTCGTGCTTTCAGCAAGTTCGGGCGTTTGAAAATCGTTAATGCTTTGACGTAGGGCGCCCCCTACGTCTTCGCCCATAAGGGCCAGCACCTTGTCGCCGTCGTAGTTCGTGGCCTTCGCCAGCTTTGCCATTTTACCCGCCCATGTGGGGGACTCCGCGGCAATCATTTGGCGGAAGAACGGGCGGGCCGGCGTGCCGGTGGTCCCAAACTCGTTCCAGAAGGCCACGGCGGCGACCGGCGTGCCGTCCGGGTACGTGGCGCCCTCCATGAAGCCGACGGCAACCTCACCCCCTCCCATGCGCTTGGCAATCTCTTCCAGGGCCTTGGCGACCCCGTCAGCACCTTGGAGAGTGTGGCCGGCCATGTTAGTACCTTGTCGGCCGTGCGGCGTAACGGAAGCCGCGAAGGCTGGTCGATGCCTGCCAGAATGCGGCGCCGTACTGTGATTGCTGGAACCACGACGCGGAGCCTGGCGCCAGGTTTTCAAAGGCGGCCGATACGGACCCCTCCCCAGCTTGGGAAAGGCGCCCCACGGGCCGCGGCATGCTGACCGCGCTCAACATTCCGCCGATATAGGCGACGTGGGCGGTCAGCATGTTAAGCAAGAGTGCCCGGCGGATCAGATTCCGCACGGGCGAATTGTCCGCGTTGGACAAGTACAAGCCCGCTTCCTTGAAGCATTCAGCCAGGGTCGCGTCGGCAACCGCGGCAAATTCAGGATAGCGGGCCTTGAAGGCCGCCGGATTGAAGGCGACGGCGGTCATGGTCTCAGTCCTTATCGGCCGGCTTCACGCCGTGCGACTTCGGGTCCATGGCTTCAAAGCCAGTTTTGCGGTCGGCGTTCTCACGCGCCACGGCGGCCACATCAGCAACGCTCTTGGCGACGAAGATGGCGCCGGATTTGACCGCGGGGAATTCTTTATTGACGGCGACCCATTGTTCCATGAAGTCCGCGTCGACTTCGGTGGTCGCGTAGTCCGCGCCGATAATCAGGGCTTTGTTTTTGCCGTTGAGAACGACCTTTTGATTCGGGTCCATGGGATGCTCAAGCACCAGGCCATGGGGTAATTTGCAACCGATAACGACGATCTTTGCCATTTTCAAACTCTCCTAGTTTGGAAGAAAACCCGGGAACCGAAGCCCCCGGGCGTGATGCTTACCAGCTTACCTTATACGCCCAGCATTTGGGCGATAAAGGCGGGGCGGTAGATGATACAGCCCCAAGTACCTTGCGACTTCTTCTGTTTGAAGGAAGACGATTGCACCACGATAGGATGCGCCCGCAACTTTTCAGTAAATGCCGTGTCGGCCGTGCGCTGGCCTTCCACTTCGTCCACGATCAGTTGGACCAGTTCGCCGGAAACGGTGGTGTACTCCGGTGCGGTCTTGATCGTCAGGCCCGGGAAATTCTTTTTCAGAATGTCCGAAACGTTGACGTTAAATTCCGTGGTCTTGGTCAAGGCAACTTCGCTGGTCGGGCTCATTGCCAAGGTCATCTTGGTGTCGAGTTCAACCAGGCCGCCGGCTTGGGTTTGCAATTGCTTGTAGAGCTTTTGCACGTCGGCCAGCACTTCCAGCGCCGTGGCGTTCGCCCAGCCCGTACCGCCGGCCGTCTTCGTGGTTGGCACGATAGCGGCGGACAGGCTCGGGTCGTTCAGCAGGCCATAGTTTTGCAGGCCAGCCACGCCGAAGAAATACGTTTTGTTCTGAAACTTGTTCAGGGTCAGAACCGACGCAATGTTCATGCGGTTTGCCCAGTCGATGCGGGCCAGGCCGGCGCGTTCCAATTCGCGTTCACCCCATTGCGTCATTACTTGGTAATGATAGCTTTGGCGTTGCGGGAAGTTGGAGTTGACGCCAGCGTTGCCGTTCTCGCTGTAGTCGCCGTAAGACGATGTTTCGCCCGTGGATTCCACAACGGGGAACATTGCCGTTTCGGTGGTCCAGTCGCCCTTTTTGACTTCGCCGCCGACCACTTCGGCCGCCTTCATCGGGGAAACCAAGATTTCAATCAGCTTGGGGTCGATAAAGGTTGTCAGGAAGGCCGGAATACCGGCATTGCTGGCGGTGATAAGGGACGGTTGCGCATCGCACGCAAAGCCGTCGTGCGCCAGGCGCAAAGTAGCGCCGGAGACTTGGAAGTCGACGCCGGGCTGGCCCATGAAATGGACCCCGGCGCGTTCCATCAGTGCTTGAAGGATTGGATTCATGGTTTAACCCCAGGTGGAAATTTTAACGAGTTCGCCAACGCTGGCAACCGATTTGGCTTTGAAGCCAGTCAGCACGCCCGCGACAACGGTGATTGCGGTCGATGCCGCGTAAGCCGTGGCCGATTGGTCCAGCGTATAGACGCCAACGCCGCCGGCCGTGCCGCTCACTTGCGAAGCAATAACGGTGCCCGAAGGAATGCCGGAACCGCTCACAGGGTCGCCCACGGCCAGGGAGCCGGAAGCAACCGCGGAGATTTTCAGCGTATTGCCGAAGCTGGTCGCCGTTGCCGCGGAGATTGTGGTCGCCGCGCTGGTGACATAGACGCCCGCGCCGCCTGGCGTGCCGCTGGTTTGCGACACAATGGTGGTGCCGGCGGTAATGCCGGTCGTGGTGCCCAGCGTTTCGCCCGCGGTAATCAGACCAGTAACCGCGGTAACGGTAAGGTCAGTGCCGGAGCCGGAAGCCGTGAAGGTTGCACCCATCAAGCCAGTTGCCGAAGCGCCGGTTGATGCTGCCACAGCCGTGACGTCGCCGGTCGCATAGTCCGCATAAATCGCGGAACCGATGGCGGCGGCGTTGGCGCCGGTCAGCTTGGCCCAAAAGTCGCCCGCGTTATGCAGGGTGACAGGGAAGCCGGCCGGAACATTGTTACCCGATTCAGCCAGGTAATTGGCAATCAGGGCTTGCTGTTCGCGGTGGACGAAGCCGTCCGGGGCTTTGGTTGCGGTGCCGTGGCTGATAACGGTCGCGCCGTCATCATCAACCCAGGCGAATTTACCAACGGTGACGCCACCAGCGCCAGCAACCAGCCCACCAGGGCCAGCCAGCACGGTTGCCCGTGGATTGGCGGACGCGAAGTCGCCAGCAACCGCCGGGGCGGGGGTCAAATTGACCTGTTTTTGAAAGCCAGTCATGGTAATGACCTCCTATTAAGCGTTACGGAAACGGGCGGCGCCCGGGAACTTCGCGTCGAGGCCGCCGGCATCTTGAGCGATGCGCGGGGCCGGGGCGGAAGACTTGGAAGCGGCGACCTTGAACAGTGCGCGGAGGGCTGTTGCACCTTCGACGCCAGCGTGGTCAACCTTCATGTGGTCCAGGGCAAAGCCGTAAATCTCGGCGGCCGAATCCATCGCAACGTCGCCAACTACGGCGCGAACATCGCGGGCGGCTTCGTTGGCTTCGCGCATTTCGGCGCGGAGTTTGGAGCCCATGGCGTCCATTGCGGCTTTGACGTCGACCGGCTTTTCGCCGTCCTTAATCATCTTGGCGTCGGGTTCAGCGTCGGCGGCCGGCGCACCCATCAGGCCGCAAGCGGCTTCCAGTGTGGCGTCGTCAACCTTACCGGCCAGCAGGGCACGGAGCTTGTCGGCTGGCGATTCGTCCGCCGCGGCGGCCGGGGTTTCGATGGCCTTCGGCTCTTGCTCAACGTCCAGAATCGCGTCGAGAACGGCGTCGAGTTTGTTGGAATCGAGCGAAGCGTCGAGGGCCAGCAACTTGGCTTTGACGTCGGCGGTTTTGAAATTCTTGCGGGTTGCAGGGCCTACCAGGGCAGGCAAAGCGGAATCCGCTGCCAGTACCGGAGAGGCCGCGCACAATGCCGCAAAAAGGGCCTTGCCCAGTTTGGTCATTTTCATGGCGGGATTCCTTGGAGTAAATGGGTTTTTGTCGGCCACAACAACGTCGGACCCGGCGCGGCCAACTTCAACTAACGCCAGGTGATTGCCCTGTATTTCCGTCATGCGCCCGTCATATTGCTGGCCCTCAAAGGTGCCGGGCTCCATGACGGGGACGTAACGATAAGCACAGGATAATTCTCGCACCTTGTCCGTTTCAATGCCCGCGATGCTTGCGGCGTCCCAAATGCACAGGTCGGCGTCGAGGTATGGGGCATTGAAAGTAATTTCCGAACCGATGGCGCCGACGACCAAGTCAGGGCGCGGGGCATCAACGGTAACGGGCACATGCTCCGAAAGAATCGGGAGCCGGGCGAATGTTTCGGCGCCGCGTTCCAATTCAACGGGGTCGCGCAACAAGCGGTAAATTTGGTCAGGGGCCAAGCCCAAGGCTTCAAAGCCCGGAATCTCTTTGCCGTAGTACGGGTTAACCGTGGCTTTTGAGATATGGGAGCGGTCGACGTGCAAGCGCCCGTCGGCATCAATCCGGCGTGCTGTGCGGTCAAAGGCTAATCTCAAAATTGGCATGATGGTCGGATTATGGGGCAAGACAGTTTAAAAAGGAAGCACGGGCCGACTCGTGCATCGACAATTGATTTCCGTCCCGGGTTGGATATGCTCCCCGGAGATTAAGCAACCCTCCGCGATTTTATACCGTTTACCGTTGGCGGCCACATGGTCAGGCCGTGGAATCTTCCCCGCGTGGCTGTGCATCCAAATGGCTTCCGTAATTCCAAGTTCCATTTGGCGGGCGCGGTTGACGACGGCGTTCGCCTTGTTCGACTGGTCCCTGGCTATCAATTCGGCCCGATGGCTGGCGCCGGGGTAAAGTTGCTTTAAATCCTTGACCATCGTTTCAAGGTCGCGGCCGGCACTGTAGGAGCGCATAACGACGCCCTCTACCTGTTGCAAGTATTTTCCCGGGATGGAGCGAATCAAGCCGACGTTTTCTTCAAGGCTGGCGTTAAAGGCGTCCTTGATTGCCGGCGTCATCTTGAATTCAACGTTCCACCCGGCTTCCTTCAACGCCTGGCGCATGGCGCTGTCGGTGGTCTTGAACATGCCTTGCAAGTAGGCTTCGGCAATCTTGGGCGACCATTCTTCAAACTTGGCAACCCAGCGCCGGGCCAGTTCATCAAGGATGCGTTTGATTTTGGCGGACGGCCCCGCCGCGTCTTGAGCTTGGACAACCAGCGCCAACATGCGCGGCGGGGCCTTGCGATAAGCGGCCGTAATCCAGTATTCGACCGACCCGTGCATTTCGGCTATGAGCCGTTGCATGGCCTTCCTGTACTTGACTTCGACGCCGCGGTTCGCATGGACCGACCGGGCGGTCTTAGGCTTTATCGGCATGGCGCTTGAAGGGGAGAACCGTCGCGCTGTGCCGCGGTGGGGTCATGGCGGCAAGCCAGAATTGAAACCAGAACGTCGGGTAAAGGTAAGCGTGCATCATGGCGCATTCTCCAAGGTTGCCGCGGGGTCCGTTTCGTCCGTAGGCTCCGCGGGTGGGACCAGTTCGACGGAAGTGTCCAAACCATCATAGCCGCTGTTTGGGTCTTTCGCCAAGCGGTCCCGCACTTCCGACGGGTCAATGATGCCGGAGGCCACATAGGCGCAATCCGCCTGGCTGTCTTGCAATCGAATGTCGCTTTCTTCCTTGGGCGTCATTTGGAACAGGGGTACGAAGGCGACGCCAATGTCCGGGTCGATTTCCCCGAACAAAGAAAGCTGTACAGTCTTCAAAATTACTTCCAGCGGTTCGCGCCAAAAGGCTTCCTGCTGTGCCGCAATCCAGTCGTAAAAAATCCGAATTTCGCCGTCGCTGGAAGCGTTCAAGCCGCTGGGGCTGATACCCGTCAGGACAATGGCCGGCATGCGTGAAACGCTGCACATATGCTCTTGGCTTTGCGCTTGGAGTTCATGGAGCCCCGACAACGGCGTGTTGACCTGCACCAGTTCTTCGCGCTCTTTGTCCAAGAGCATGAGGCCCTTATTGCTCCGCGTGGCCGTGAAGAGGTCCGCCCGGTCCAAGAGGTCCGCGCCGTCGTCATCGCCTTGCAAAATCTGATCCATGCTTGTGGCAAGCGCGGTCGTGCTGAAATTGTCGATAAGGTCAGATACGCTTTGCCGCGTGCGGAGCCAGTTGTCGACGTAGGGTTCGGCAAGCTGGGAAAGGCTCATGCCGGCGAAGTTGTAAGCCGGTTTCAGAATGTCCGGGAGCGGCCGGGTTACGACCGTCATTAAGCGGGAAGCATGGACCTCTTGGCCCAGCATGTACCACTTGGCCGGCCGGTAGAAGTCCGCCGCCGCCGGGTCCAAGGCGTTATAGCCGGCCGGCGTGGTCCAAATGGCTTCCACAGCGACCACACGGGCAAGGGTGCCTTTCTTTACCGTGCGCGGGTCCAAGATAAGCGGGGTGCCGCGGTCGGCGCCGTCAATCTCAAGGAAGATTTGGGCCCGGCCGAAGTAACAGTCGCCCTCCGCGGCACGCTGGAAGACGCCGCGAATATTGAGCCGCTTAAATTCGTCTTCAATCGCCTTGATTTTATCGGCGGTATCCGTGTCGTCGTCTTGCTTGCTGGTGAATTCGATCCACTCCCGCGTCAACTCCGTGGATAGGGTAGCGGCGAAGGCGCGATATTCAGCACGGGTCGCCAGTTGCGAGAGGTACGCAAAGCCGGGGAAGCCGCCGCCGGGGAATGAATCGGCCGCGTAGGCGTAGGGGTTCGCGTCCATTGCCAGCACGGGCGCTTGCACGCCGTCCGGGACGACCCCGGGCATGAGCTTGGGCGGCTTGACGGGGAAGGCGTAGGACTTCGCGGGCGTGGCCGCCGCCCTGGCCTTGTTGGCGGCACGCTTCAAACCTTGGGACCGCTTGGCCGGGGCCGTCGCTTTCTGGTTGCGGCGCAAGTTCGGTTTTGCTTCGGGCATGGTAGACGCTCCGGGTAAATTTTCGGTCATTGTAACGCGCCGGGCATCATCTGCCCATTGCCTTGTTTAGCGCCGCCTGGCTGATCTTCAAGCGGTTGAACAACGGATAGAGCCGGCGCAATGCTTGGGTAAGGGCGTCGACTTGGTCATCGTTGGCCGATGCTGGGAAGGCGGTCAACTCCCCGACCAGTTCCTTGACCCATGGCGCAAGGTCAGGATGCGGAAGCCACACGTTCCCCGCTTCCCAATAGCTGGTAACGGCATGAGCCCGGGCCAGCTTGGAGCCGTCCGGTTCAATCGGGATAATTCCGGCGACGGTTGCCTTGAGGGTGTCGATAACCGCCGGGCCGTTGGCTTTGTCTTCAATGAGAATTTCCCGAATCTTGGGCCAGGCCGCCCGAAGGTCCACGACCTCCTTGACGGTCTTTGTAAAACTCATGCGGGCGCGGACCTGTGCCAGCAAGTAGGAATTGGCGCCAGCCTTGCCCCACACCTGGCCGACGACAAAGTCCGTGCCGTCCGTATCCTTAAACGTGCAATCCCAGGACGCCAGCACCTTGTCGAACTTGGCCGGCAAGTCCTTGGGCAAGTAGTAGCGTATGCCGTCTTCCTTGAACACGTTGCCGCCCAAAGGCCGCGGGCATTGCTGATACATGGCCGCCCACCAGTAGTCGGAAAACAGGCCCTTGACCTCTTGCAAGAATGCCAGGCTCTTGAGTTCCGGGACCAGCGGGCCGCGGGGCAAATTGGGGTTGTATCCAGCTTCGCCTGGCTCATTGATGGCCGGGAAGCGCAAGACGGTAAGCCGCGGGTCGCCCTTGAAGTGGTTGCATATCCTGGCCGGCAAATCGTCTTCCGCCCAGCTTGTCGCCATGATGATTTGCCCGGAGTTCTCCGATAGGCGGGTCGTGAAAACGGTTTGATACCAGTTCCAATGCCCTTCCTTCGTCGTGGGGCTCAACGCTTCTTTTTCGTTCTTTACGGGGTCGTCAATGATGCCGATATCTACAGGCCGCCCGGTCAGGCCGGCGCCCACGCCGACGCCCAAGTATCCGCCAGCGCCGCCGGGCGCCGTAAATTCCCCGGTGCGGTTGACGTCATATCGGCGCCGTTCGGCGGCCACAGGGAATAAGCGTTTATGTTCGTCCGACGCCAGG